CTACCAGTTACGCGCATTCCAGCAGATACGATAGATCCGTTTGTCGCAACCACACCGGCTGCGCTGACAGTGAAATCACCACCACCGACATTTAGGGTGCTGCCGCTGATTAAGGAGGATACAAACAAAGATCCAGTAATGGAACCATTGCCTGTGTGATTACCGTCCCAGTCAGCAGTAACGCCTGTTAAGCTGGCGCCACTGCCAACAAATGAACTTGCAGTAATCGTACTACCAGTTATGACACCATTTACTACTAGTGTTCCTGTAACAGACAGCGTGTTGGCTTTATATGCTGCATACGCAGCCGTATGAAACATGACTTTGGTAGAGCCTGTAGTGTCGTTGGATCCAGACATAAACTGTATGGATCCAGTCGGACCAAAGGCTCCTCCAAACGTGGAGCCATTAATATATGCCCAGCCAAAGCTTGCCATTATTAGCCTACTCCAACAGAACCTGACCAGCTGAGTAGGCCAGCGCCCATCAAAGTACGTTCCGGCAGAATATTAGTCAAGCCGGCGACTACATCGACACCATCGCCACCCAGTAAAAAAAGTTGTGATACTTTCATTTCAAAGATTTCAGATACACCATAGCCGCCGGCGGAGCTGCTAGCATCCACAGTAAAATAACTTTTTGCTGGGCCGACTTGTGCGGTGCCGGCAATTCCCAGCGCAGAAAATCCCACCTTAAGTGGTGTAACTGTTTTATTGGTAACCTGTACCCACTTGGTCACATAGGGAAAGCTGACAGTTACCGCTGATGATGCGTCAACGTCTGCTTGGGCGTATGGCTTGCCGCTTACTTGATAAGCACCGACGTGGTTAATACCAACATCCATTTTCCATGATTGGGCCATATTGTAAAACCTCCGTTTTGTTTACTAAATATAAATAGTCAGTAATTTCTTCTCTTACGTCTTTCTAATGCTCTTTGTCTTTTTCTTTCTTCGCGCAGGCGCCTTCTTTGCGCACGTATACGTTTTTCCTTCTTTTTAAGTGAAGGGCTTTTATGATGTCTTCTGTCTTTAACTTCTTCTACAATGCGTTCTTTTTTTGTTTTTTTAATAAATCTGCGAATCATCCTTTCTGTTTGACCGCGACACTCTTTATCCTTAACAATTACATTTGCTTTTTTCATTATACACCTATTTTATTGCTTGCCAAACTTTAGCAGCACCACCCATTAGGGAGGAAATATCTACACCCGAATCACTGGGATTTCCAAGATCAGTGGTGCCGGGGCTTGGCGAACCGTGTTGCATGGGATCTACATTTTCAAAAAGGTTAACGCCATTATATGCATCTCTTCCAACCGAATCCATCATTTTTTTTCTGTGTTCTTCTAATTTAGCATTTGTTTCTGATGTCTTGTGTTTCATTCGTAAGTCTTCTTTAAATAAGCGATCTTCTTGTTTTGTTTTTGACTCGACAACAAGATTTCCTTGCATGCCTTTGGCTACTTCTGCCACCACATTTGACAAAAGTCCTTCTTCAATAAGGACTTCGTGAATACATTCTTTAACCAAGGGCTTGATTAATCGTTTTAAATCTGATTTTTTCATAACATTGTTTACTCGTCACTCAAAACTTCATTCAATAAGCGATAGATGCGATCTGCTTTTGTAAATACTTCGTTTTTATATTCTTTGGCCTCTTTCATCATAAAGGCGCCTGGTGTGCTAGGCTCTGAAACCATGTCAAAACAAATCAATTGGAAGTCGTCTTCCACAATCGTTTGACCTTGAGATTCACTAACTGACCCCATTCCTCTAGAAGAGATACCCACGTTTACTTCTGCTCTTACTAGTTCCTGTAAAACTTTGCCAGATGGCGTATCAAGAACTTTGATCTTGCCCTTCACATCTGTACCTTCCATCCAAATATCTGTAACAAGGTGTGACGCATTTTTAAGATTAATTACTGAATCGTCGGGGTGATCTAATTCTCCGAGCGCGCGGCGCTCTTTTACGATCCTGGCGTAGTTTGTGATTTCTTTCATCAAAACCCTGTGAGGATAAACACGGCCATTGCCATTAACCACATCTGCCTTTTGCATAATGCCGGATAAAATCATACCGCCTTCTGCCACAAACCTCTTTTCTTCTTCAGTTAAAAGATCTTGACATACGCCGCCGTCGCATAATTCATAATATTCTCGTAAAAGTACTTTTTTGCTCATTGTTTAATCCTTAATAAAAGATGCGGGCGCCACCCGCATGTGTATGCAGCCCGACTTACAACGGGTAACTGGTCGAAGCATACGCTTCTTGGTCCATGTGTTATTCATGCGGGGTGATCTCCATTTTGGGCGAGTGTTGAATCCCTGTATCTCCGAAAATCATGTTTAGAACATATGACGTTCCAGACGACAACCAACCGAGAAGAAAGAAATTAGCTACACTAACATCAAAATTAAATAGTTCTGTATAAGAAGAAAGCAGCATTAAAAACCAGCCAACATGAAATCCCATGCACATTGAACAGTTGAATAGTTTTCCATAGCCCCGCAATGATTCCTTAGAGGGTCTTAATTTCTTAAGCAACGGCATATCGCTATATACTAATGTTTGCGTGAGGCCGTAAGCGCAAAGTATGAACGTTAATAACTCCATACGTATCTCCTATACTGTATACAGGTAGTTCAAAGCATACGGGCTTCTAATATATCCTGGCTTAATAGAACCTTGATCAGTTTTCTGAGGAACTTCGCCAAGTTCTGTTGAGTCTGTTTTGTCTGGATGCACCAACTCGTCGTCAGCCATTGAGATAATAGCTTCTGTAGATTCAAAGTATGGGCGTTCTTCGGTGATGAACTCTGAAATATTTACTAACGCAAGTTTTGCGGCGTCTATCGCTTCACTAAATGGTTGTTGAAAGTTGGCTTCAAATGCTCCAAAGAAAGACCCAGCCTGAATAGATTCAGGAATAACAATCCCGCGCTTTTGTAAGTGAGTGAATAATCTGTTTTGAGCGCCGTACACCATGTCATTCATTGTGTCTTTGGGAAACACAACAACTTTATTGCCACCGGGAGATAACACAATATCAATATCAGCATGATCAAAAATCATCAGATCACCGTTAACGGCTTTACGGATGTTCATCTCTAACGTAACGACTGAGGATTGTTCACCTTTTTTGATCGTTATCTTAATTGCCATCTTCGGTAATTTCCTGTGCTAGTTCTTGTGTTTTTAATACAGTTAATACTACCTTTTCATTGATACCTTCTTTATAGAAGTTATCTAGCTTTTCAATAACTTGTTTTGTTTTACTTGAAAGCTCTTCATCTTCTTTAATGATCTCGCTTTCTAATGAGTCAGAAAAAGTTTCTTTTAGTCTTGTGATTTCAGAATTTAAATATGTCTTAAGAGCAAGACCATTATCAGCAAAAGATGTGATATAATAGTTTAAAAGTACTTTTTGATTTTCAAGAAGTTGATCTTGATACTTTTCATTAAATTTACCTACAAAAGAATTAAGAACCAAATTGTCGATTGGTTCTAAAATATTTTGTTGATCTTCTTCTGCTACCATATTGTCTATAATCTTATTTTCAAGAATGACAGAATTTTTTGGAGAAGATTTATCTGAAAACATGTGAGCTATTGAGGCCAATGTTTTATAGTTTGGCACAAAGTTGTTAAAAACTTCTGGGGTTAATTCTTTATTTACGTCATCAATCAAATCTGATTGGCTTATAAACAACCCCTGCGTGTCTAGCAAACGACTGGCTAGTTTTGCTTCCTTTATTATTTTCTCTGCAACATCTCTATCAAGATTTTGCTTTTCATAAAGGGAGCGATAGTTTTGTAAATCTTTATATAACAGTGTACCGGGAGCGAAATGTTTCTTAATAAGCGCAACAGCTTTATCTTTAACTTCGTGGTTTTCTTTTATAACTGCCACAGTTGCTTCGCGAACCAAGGCTTCGAAAACAAACGCCGTATTACGCTTTTTGTTGTGTTTTATCTTCATTCTTTTGCTCCGTTACTGTCTCTTTTTCTTCAAGACCTTCGAGAAGAAGTCGAATGGTATCATTGATCTCAAAGAGTTTGTCTTCTTCTGTTTTCTCTCTCATCATATAAATAGACTGGTCTTCCTCATAAATCCCTTTTGAGATGCTTGGAATACTGTTGATCTCTGAACCGGGAAATACATTTCTTGTTGTGGCACTACTTTTTTCTGCGCTGCGGTGCCCAGCATAGGATCTTGTACGTGGGCCGCTATCTTTTCTTGTGTCCACTTTTTTGGGATGGTATACCTTGCCCTTGGCGCCAGGGGTAAGTCTAGGAGAATTACGTGAGCCAGGAGGGACCGCCAATAATGGTGATTCTTCACCGCCAGCCTCGCCGGGCTCACCGGCTTCGCCGGCGGGCATTTCTTCGGGGCCTCCAAGTTCAGCGCCAAGTTCTCCACCAAGCTCTTCGCCACCGAGTTCACCACCAAGCTCTCCACCAAGATCGCCGCCCAATCCGGCACCTCCAGCGAGGGCGGCGCCTTCAGCCACTTGCTGAAGAGATGCGTCATGTTTGCGATCATAGTACATTTCACGTTGATTGCGTTGGAACTCTTCATTAGATATCCCGAACACATGTTCTGATACCCAACGTCGGGAGAAGAAACCTTCTGTCGCGGAACCAGCAATATCGAACTTCTGCTTCCAGTGTTCAAGTTCTTGAAGCTCGGCTATCTTTGATGGGTTATTAAGGACAAGCTTAAAGTTAAGAAGATCATCACCCCGAAAACCAAGAGTATAGAGGTGAATAATACCAATCTTAGTTAGCTCGGCAATAATAACTCTCTGTAATCTCTGAATGGTTCTTGCAAAGCGGATGTCTTTTTGTGCAAGAGTTGTCTTATCTTCGGCGGCGCCTTCACCCATCGCAAGATAAGCTTGAGGAATCTTAAGAGCTGAAAACAATTTGTCGCGGAGATATTTAATATCATCAATCGCTGTGATGTTTTGGGCGCCGGCCAAAGTTTGAATGTCTGTAACAGATCCAGCGCGAACTGGAATAAAGTAATCTTCTTCTACAGCCATTGGGTTATAGCGCAAATCAACACGACCAGAAGATGGGTCAACAACGGAATGTCGTTTCAATTGTGATACAACTTTTTCCATATACTGTTCTACCTCTTGAGGTGGAATACTGCCTACATCAATCTTAAACATGCGGCGTTCTGATGAACGCACGACACGATAAGCCATCATCGCATCTTCCATAAGCGTAAGTTGGCGCCAAATGCGACGGGCGGGCTCAAGAATAGAGGTTCCATATGGCGCATACTTATCATTACCAAGAACGCGGAAATGTGCAACCTGCCAGTTTTCAAAAGTCATCCCGGCGGAGTTCCATTGATATTGAACATAGTTGGGGTTGGTGGAGTCTTGGCCCTCTAATCTCTCAATTTCCATCGGAGGTAGGGCGATTACAGACTTGATACCATACTTGTCATCAATGTCTAGATACAAAAAGAAGTCACCATACTTGCTCATTGTACGAGCCCAGCCAAATAAATTGTATTGAACGTTTAGAATTTGTTCATATAAGATTGTAAGAACTGCTTTAATTTCTTCATTAGCAGATTTAACATTTAACATCGGACGGAGATCTGAGTAGGTTGTCATCTCATCTGCATAAATATCCATTGTTGATGCAATCTCTGGTGTGTATTCCATTTGATCAAAATCAACATAGCGTTCTGCGCGGCGTTGGTTTTGGATGGCATGAGTTGCGAGAACATCAAGAGGGTTGTATAAAGACTTTTTAAACTGTTGACCCGACGCAGACTTAAAGCGTGAGGAGAATTTGTCTAAATGCTGTCTACGAATTCGTCGTCCTGTTTGTGAACGATAGCTAATAATCGGACCAGAGAACAATCTTGTTAATGCTTGAAACAAACCAGAGTCTCTGTTTGCCGGATTTCTTCCTTGATTTCTACTTGGTGGTGCCATTTATTTCCTCACTTTATAATCCATTTATATTGATCCCAATAGGACTTGGCTTCAGACATTATATCAGTTGCATTGCCTTGTTTGTATCCCTCTTGGCCTTTTATTTGTGTATTCATTGTAGTTTTAACGGTATAAATTGCATCAACAAAAGCTTTTTGATAATTTAAATCTCGCGCATTCGATTGAAGTGCTGTGTCTCTAACCCAACACGCAATCGCAAGAGCCATAATTAAATCATCGTTGTAGCCTTTCATTGCTTGCGGCTTCCCATTCCTCCAAATAAAAGTTTTAAACTCATTCACGGTTCGCGAAGAATATATCTTAATTAGTTTATTTCTTATAAACTCCTCTAATTTCGCCACTATAAGAGGTCGAGTTTTCATTGTAGTAGAAAAACCAGCAACAGCAGAGGTCTGATGTTCCGCTAGGTGCTGCTCAATATATTCATGTGTGGACTTAATGGAAAAATATATATTTGGATAAGCATATTCTATAAGTTTATCAAGAACGGTGTAACCAATATTATTATTTTCAACCACCATCATCGCATTTCCGAACTCTCTCCCAACTTGATTAAGCATGTTGGCAAACATATCGGGCGTAGCTTTTCCTTGATACTCTCCGATAATCTCTAGAGTTTCAAGTTTAATAATATGAAACGTAGAGAAATCGGCCCCATCGCCCCTTGACACGTCAACCGACATAAGATAGTTGCAAGTAGGGTCGAATTCTTCCCAGATCCAAAAGTTGCGGTCAAAGCCGGTGCGGTACTTTGGTTCGCACACATTAGACAGCAGCCACTCCATATCGTCGGAGTCGATAACAGTCTCTCCAGAAGTATTGAAGTTGCACATCAACTCCTGCGCAACTTGACGCTTTGACATATTCTTGGTTTCTTTCTTATACCACTCTTCATCTCTATCGGGATGAACATCCCATGCAAGCGTCGTTAAATTAAAGTTGTTGGCGCCGGATTCTGAATCGGTGCATGTTTTATGAAACCAGTTACCAACGCCATTGGGTGTTGACAACGCAATACACCGCCCACCCGTAGATAGTGTAGGATACAACCCTGTCCATAGTTCTTCGAGACCTTCGATGTGTGCTGCCTCATCAAGTACAAGCAGAGACAGTGCTTCCGAACGGCCGGCGTCACCGGAAGTAGATGCGGCTTTAATAGAAGATCCGTTGGAAA